TGGCCGGCGCCCGTGCCGCTCGTGATGCGGATGAACTTGCCGAGCAAGTCCGCCTCGGTCAGCGCGTCCAGATTAGCGTGCGTGAGTGCGCCGGTAACGGGATTGGCTGCCACCGCCAGAGTAAGCGGGCCGTGAATAGGATTGGTTGTCCCGCAGGGTTGCGTGGGTTCACCGGTGAACTCGAGTTCGATGACGTCGTCACAGTTCAGACGGGGTGCGCCTTGCAAATCCCAGACGATTTGTGGGAAGAACCCTTCCAGGCTGAACACATGCGAAGTGCCGGGAATCTTGGTAGGCGAGACCGTGCGGAAGGAAGCATCCGACGTAAACACCTCTGGGTTAAACCGGCGCATATAGGCTGCAATGCTTCCACCGGTTGCGATGTAGCTGTAGAGTTCATTGCTGCGCACGCGATAGGTGTACTTCAACTGCGCACTGGCCGACTGCACTGTGATGTCGTCCATCTCGTAAGCACCCACCAACATCTCCTGGCCGGGCTCGAGGGCTTTGTAGTTGTAGGTCACCGTCAACTGGCGAATGGGGAGCGTCCGCCCACCAAACGGTTCCTTGAAGGTCACGAAGTTGCTTTCCGGGATACTGGTCTTCGGGATAGACAGCGGACACTCCGCCGCTTGCCAAGTTACGTTAATCTCCGGGGCGAAGAGGGCGTAGGAGTGCGTAGCTGCCGTAGCTACAGCGAACACGCCATCTACGTGGACCGTTGTGGTGGCGGCGACTGTGCCTGTTATCATGTATTTGCCCAGAGTGTCGCCATTGGCATCCCACGCCTCGACCCACCAGCCATCGTACTTACCCTCGGTGTCGAAGTCGGTAGAGACGATGGTGCTAACCGTGCCCGCGCCGGTGGGATGAGTGGGCCCCAAGATAACATACGGATCGCCCGCTGCGACTTCCTCGAAGAACTCACCGTCAATACGCAAGAAGTAGTTACCATCGTCATCCGTGACGGTCTGTATAATCCGGCGTTTACCTTTGCCCATAACACAAATCCAGTCATTGATGGCGGCGGGATTTGTGCTAATGACTTGAACCTGCCGGATGTTACCACCGAGGGCTCGATCCGCCAACGCGAACATGTCGCTCGTCGCCACAGCTACGGCGGCTGCGGGCGTGAAAGTGATTACGCCTGCATCATCATTGGCTGTGATGGTGCGCCAACCGACACCCTCGATGTAGATATACTCGCCCACGAGCGCGTTAGTCGCAGATAACCATGCGGACTCTACCGTGGTAGTGCTGCCATCGGTTGCCACAATCCACGGAGATTGAGCAAGATGGTAGTCTGTGGCCGTGGGGATGAGTGCGGCAGCGGCGGGGGTGAACGTCAGTACGTCGGCGGTGTTGGTGATAACGGTGAACCAGCCCTCGCCATCAATGAGCACCCGCGCCCCTGCAAGATCGAGTCCCGTAAAAGCAGCGGCGTCAACCAGTGTGTTGACTGTGCCATCGCCGCTAGTGGCGGTGGCAACGGTCGCTGCCGGAAGTGCCGGGCCGATCAATGCCGAGCGATCCACGAGCTTCTGTACGCCGCTCATGCCGAATATGCGCGCACGCGCAGTGATGTCGGCGGTGAGCAGTCCCGCTGCCGGGATGTTTAGTGCCGCCCCCACGATGCGAGTGTCCTCGTAAACCTCAAGCGCGTCCGAAGCCAGCCCCAAGCCGGGTAGATACTTGAGAACGGTCAGCCACGGCAAATTCCCGGCAGTCTCAGTTTCGTCCATAACGAACGTGTGTTCGCCGATGCCAGTGCCCTGGTATTCAGCGAGAATCTTCCCACACAACGCCCACAGAATCCACCCGAAAGTGTCTTCCATGCGCGGTTGCAGGGTAAAGGACCCACCAACGTTGTAGCCGGCACGGTAGGCCCCGGTGGGGAACATCGTTCCACCAACCTCGGGGTCAAGCATCCGCTGGTCAATGTCGGGGGACAAGTCAATTTTTGTAGCATTGAACGTCATGGCCGCGCCCGCCGGTGGATACAACGTAATCGCGTCTGCCGAAGGTGCAGCATTACGCGAGTTGTACCCAAGCCGGTTGCTCTGCACGGCAATAGCAAGTTTGCCTTTTTGTGAAGTTAGAGCCATTTGAATTTACCTCCATCGTAAGGATTATAGTATGCTTGTGCTTCCCAGAATACGAAGTACGTCCAAATCCAAGCGTTGTCGCCGCCCTGCTCGGCAGTTCTAACGCTATCTACCGAGATGTTCATTACGTACCAGTGTCCATCCGTACTTTGAAATACATCGTCCATCGTTACTAGGACTCTGTGTACCTCGCTGCGATAGAACTCCGCTTCTCGCAATGCGTCGTCGCGTTCGTCTTTCGCTCTGGCGAAGTTAAGTCCGACCTGGACTACACCTCGGAGTAGCCAGGCTTCATTGCCACCCATTTCGTCATCGGCCATTTTGAAGCGCCGCTGATCCACGGGGACAGTAGAGAGACGCCGATCCAGCCAGGTGCTATCCAGCGACGTTGGGTCCATATCGCGCAGCGTGATAGCTTGTCGTAACGCCTTCGGATTATCATGTAGCGGACCACGTTTGATTTCGCCCGCGTCAGGCAAGTTTGCCTTGAGTGCTTCGAGCATCATACGCGAGATGTCTTCTTTTACGCCGGTGATAATTTCAGTCATCTGGCATTTCCTATGTACAATTGCCGATCTTGCTTCGGCCACATACGCAGTTCCTCAAGGTACTGCGCACGCAGGAACTTGATAGTGACGAGCAGCGGGATGTCCTCTGGATTGCCGCTGTCCAGGCGCGTGTTGAACTGGTTGAGCGCGGCATCGCTCACAACTTCGGGGAAGAGCAGATACGCCGAAGCCATGATAAGCAAGCCTTTCGTACTCCACATCGGCACGGGGATGATTTCGCTATCGCCCGTATTGGCAGTGATCTCAGGATAGTAGGCATAGTAGAAGACTTGCACATCACCGCGATACGCGGGGAACTGTAGTGTCCCATGCGGCCACTCATACCAGCCCATGCCAGCGCCGGTATCGTCGGGGATGGACTTGTAGTTCACCATCATCTTCCCGCCCGTTACCGCTCTGACAGCGTGCATCTGCAAGTAGTCGTAGGGCAGCAGCAGCGCCCCCGTTGTCACCGTGGCGTTCCAGATCGTGCTGTGCGCCCAATGCAGCGCCAACGTGCGTAGCGCCGCATTGATGGATTGCAGCCCGTTGTCGGGGAGTACATCCTCCCCGACTTCGAGCAGCACCATCTTTCTGAGATCACCCCAGGTCAACATTCTAGTAGCTCACTCCCATCGAGCGATTACCGAAGCTGCCGGACACGAAGAAGACTTCGTAGAGATCGGGATCCCAGACGTTGCAGGCCCCGTACATATCCCACGTCTGCCGCCACATGGAATCGAAATCGTCAATCGGTTTCGGGTTGTAGAACTTGACCTTCTCGGTCATGGCGAAGACGTGCGCGCCACGCGCCGCATTGATGACGACCGGATGAATGTGCTGCGCCTTCGTCACGAAGGCGTAGACATGCCGTTCCGCTGTGATGGTGGCATCGGTGGCATTGGCGCTATTGGCGACCGGCACGGCTGCGCCAGAAGCATACAGCACGGTGTTGTAGTCGGATGTGATGGGCTTGCGGAAAGACAGCTTGAGGTAATGCACGGCGCTGATGGTGACATCCGTTGCCGTTGCTACTTCGAGCACTTGCGTATTACCATCTGCCCAATCCACTCCGTAGTTGATGCCCCAAAAATCGTCACCGAGCGTGCCAGAAGGCGGGGTCTGCACGGTATGAATGCTCACGAAGTCGCCCGCGACGATTTCGCCGATAGCGGCTTTGTCGCAGAGGATATAGTGCATCACTTTGTTGCCGCTCTGCCCGACGTATTGATAGCCATCTACCGCCGAGACATCAGGATCGGGTGCGCCGTCACCGGCGACGATGCCGCTGTTGATACGATCTGCGGTGATGCCAGTATCCCCGGTTAAGAAGCGATAGACGGGTACTTGTATATCCACGATGCCAGCGTTCCACAACAGGCTTACGTCCCACGGCCCCTCCGAGAAGGTGAATCCCTGATAGTCAATCCGACTGCCGCGCAGCAGCAAACGCGGATCTTGCAACGTTTTGAGATCAACCATAAAGTCGTTCTTCTGCGTCCACAAGTCGTGAATGACGCCAGGAGTAGTCATAGCGAGCAGTTGGCCGGGGCGTCCCGGAATCGGCTCGGAGAACTTTCCGAAGCGTTGCAGGGTGGCTTGGGCACGCACAGAGAGACGCAACGCGATCTGCGGCAATACAGCGAGCGAGAACGCGCTCGCTGGATCGCGGCCAATATCGGCGAACGAAGAACCTTGTCCCAACGGGCCGTAGTGCTTGTGCAACGCGCCCTTGAGATATTGATTGCGGGCAATGTGCTCCATCGTGTAGAGCACGCTGTACCCGAGTTGTCCAGAAGCAACGTACGCGAGGTACTGGCGATCATTGATGCCCCCCGTGCGCCACATATTGAGATATGGGTCGATCTTGTGCATCTGGACTTTTTGCCCATAGTGCTCGTACCCCGTCAATTTCTTGGAGCGCGAGTCTACGTACATCGGGTCAACATAAAGTTGACGCACCCCAATTGGATTCGGGTTGACGTGACCGGCCAGCACCTCGTTAGCAAGCGTGGATACCTTGTCGGGCGATGCCATCAGGTCCACATATTGCAAGAGAGGGGACCAGTACGCCATCTGGTGGAATTGCACCGCCACGTTGGGGTCCCACACATCCCACTGATTCGAGGAGTAAACCTCGATGGGGTTGGCTGAGTAGTATTCATCAAAAGTAGTCATGCTATTTTCTCCATTTTACAGGCGAGTGGTTGCTCCCTGTGTTTGTGTGATATTGTCGCGTTCGGTCATGAGCGCCGCCAAGACTTGGGTGTTACCGCTGGCTACCGCTTGCATGATGTCGTTCATGACGACTTCGGGCGTGCGCGCACTGGAAAAACCGGCGTCGGCGTGTTGGCCGGATGGCACTTGCACTTTGCCGTCCACCACTTTCTGCAAGAGTGTTTCCTCGCTCGGCGCAGGCGCTTTCGGGGCGAAGACGGGCTCCATCTCCTCTACCAGTTTCAGCAGCTCCTCGTCCGCCAGGTTACTGGATGTCACCAGTTTGAGCAGTGCTTTGTTGGTGAATACGTTTGGCTTCTGCGCCAGTGTCTCGTAGCGCGCTGCCAACGCAGCTTTGGCTTCCAGGTCGGGGATGAGATCGAGTCTGGTTTGCGCCTCCTCCATCTCGCCGCGTAGCGCGTCGAGGGTTTGTTGTAATGTCTCTTTCTCCCCATCGAGTTGCTGGATACGGCCCTTATGCCCTTCCACTGTGCTGTTAGCTTTGCGTACTTGCGCTTCCAGGTCTTTGATTTGCGCCACCTGCGCAGCCATATCTGTTACGGCTTGTTTCACGTCATCGGCGTTCTCGAATTGACCTAAACGACTGAGTAAATCCTTGAGTTCCATTGTTATCTTCCTTTCGTCGCGGCTTGGGTGTCGCGGCTGTGTGCTCTCTGGCATTGTACGATAACGTCTATCCAGCCTTCGGCACGCGCTTTGTTTAACACGGCCTCAACGACTTGGCGTTTGGTCATGCCGGTATACATACCACGCTGCGCGATGGCTTGAAGGGCGTCTCGCTTCTCTTCGATGACTATGTTCATGATTACACCTAAGCGTAAGCTACTATTTCCACGATGGCTGTCTCGCCACCCGCTGGTAGTTCGATGGTCATCTCAAACGGTGAGTCAACCGAGAAGCCACCCTCGACACCGAAGAACAAGAGGGGATAGCAACCAATTCCGGCGGGCTTGACTGCCTCGGCGTCCGTCGTTATATTGGCAACTACACCGTCATGACTTGATGTCACCCAGATAGCTTTGATGACCGATGCTACACCAATCTCGGCCAGCATTGTGCCGATGTCCTTCGGGATGCCGCCCGGCTGGACATGTACCTTGTGACGTAAGACCTCGCTGAACGTAGAAGTCGAGTCAACCGGCCATTCCGTTTTGACGACATCCGCCTCCGATTCCGTAAGTGTTGCTTGTAAACGCATTGTCATGCTACACCTCTCTGGCGACAATAATCTGAAGCTCTGTTTGGTCCCTGGTGGAGATCAGTACCCCTTGCGGAAAGCTGCCCTTGACCAAAAAGATGCTGGTTTCATAGCCCTCGATGCTCGTACCGTAGCTGACGACCACTGGACTGCTGGCGCGCATGAAGATAAGATTTGCGCCTATCGTCATGGCTACCTGCTTGCGCTTCGTGTTGGCGGGCAGGATCACCGTGTCGATGATGTGCTGCTGTAACTGCATGTCCACATCTATCGGCGTGACGTGAAACGGTCCGTCCTGTCCATCGCGCATGATGCGGATGGTGCCATCAATTTCCAGTAGGAGTGGGGCTATATTTGCCATTAGACGTACCTGAACACGCTCACGGTATCGGCAGCGTCAACGCTGACCGTAAGCACGCAGACGCCTTCCAACTTCTCGGTCTGCATAGCGTCCACCACGATGTCGAAGTTGGACACGCTGATGGCTGCGGTGTCGCGTTGCAGCCGGAAGTAAGCCGGATTGGTGATGTCGCCATTTGACAGAACCAACGTGCGCGGCTGCGTATCCGGGAACGTGTAGTAGTTATTCGTCCCGTCCGTTGTCTTGATCGGATATTCAATCATTTTTTTCCTCCGTATCCTTCTTGTCTGATTTCGGCGCTTCTTTCTTGTCCGCGCCCAACTGCGCTTTTTGTTGCGCCATTTTCATTACTCGTTTCTGTGCTTCTTCTTGTTCGGCTCGAATAGCTTTGATTTCCTCTTCGACATCAGCGACATCAGCGAAGGCGCGGATGGCAGTCGGTGTCGAAACGAGGGCTTGCGCTTTGCGCTGCACCATCTCATTGACTAATTCCAGTCGGTCTTCCGGCAGACTGTCGGGCCAAACTTGTTTCACGCTCGCGTCACGCCCATCTCCCT